ATGCGAGCGGATAAGCGGATGGGATGAACGGATTCGCAAAAAGTGTTAGGCGGGGGAAACGGGAGACAAGGGACTAGGGGACGCGGGGTTTAGGATTTTGGATAAACCGCTCATTGTGGGAGGAATCACACATTAGGGGAGATGATAATGGGGACTAGAGGGGGAGGGGAGGAGGAGATAGAGGCGGGGAGGGGGTTGGGATTGAATTCGGAGAGGAGGCGTTGTTCTTGTTCTGGGGTAAGGGAGGAGGCGAGGGCGACGAGGGCATTTTTATCGATGGAGAGGGACTGACTGAGGCCGATATTGATAGTATTGGAGGGGTCTAGGAGGCGATGGCGGGCCCAACGTTCGGGGGAGCGGCGTTCGAGGAAGGCGGCGCAGGCGAGCCAATTTTTGGGCATATGTTGTTGCCACTGGGCGACTATACGAATTTCGGCGGAGTTCATGGCTTCGTGGATTTCCTGAGCGGTGGCACGTTGGGAAGGGGTAAGGGAATCTGGGTTAGACTGGTAATTGCGGACGAAGCGGTCAGCGGTTTGGAGGCACACGCCGGCATAAAGGCACGAGGCGTCCAAATAATTACCAGCGGCGAGGGCTTGTTTGAGTTTGGCTAATTTCTCTGGGGGGATATTAGCGCGTGGTTTGGGGGATTTTCGGGGCATACACGAAGGATAGCTTAGGGTATGGGGGGAGTCAAGGAGGAGGGAGGGTGGGGAGGACTTTTTTAATGGCGTTGATAGCGGAGGTGATATCACTAATAGAACCGATGGGGGGCGTGGCGATACGGGTGAGGTCTTCGCAGAGGTGGAGGAGGGAGTACCAACAGTGTTGCAGGTGGATGGTCTCGAGCAAGGCGGGAGTTGAGGCGACCAAGGAACATTGGGGCAAGTAGCCCGACCAGGGCCACTTTGGATATCGGGCAGAGTTAGTGCGGATGGCTTTGGGTTTTTTGCTAATGCTGGTCACGTTGAATGGGCCATGGTATTGGATGCCCTTCCAACCTCGCTGGTCTATGACGACGACGGAATCGCCTACAGTGAATATGGGGGACTCCATCACGTTACTTGTGAAGTAGGTGGAGTCTCTGCGTCGACAGTGACCTCACCGGGTGTATCTACGTGGCCGTACCATTTGGAGCGAGCCTTGGTAGTGGCATTGAACACTTTGAGGCAAGCAACGAGGTACTCGGCGAGAATGAAGTCTGGGGTATTAGAGCTGGACTCTATTGAGTATTTATTGATGAGATGCTCCAAGTCATGTTTGAATTCGGATTCGTTGTGCATTGTCAAGTCCTTTCAGCTAGCCGCTTTGCTACGCGTTTCAACACGAGGTAACCGATGAGGTCGGCTACTACATCTTCGGTATCGCCGGCGAGGTTACCTCGAGCGAGCCGAGAGAGCTTGTCGTCGATGCGCACGTTGATCTGTTCGTCGAGATCGGACTTGGAGAAGATGCGCAAGGGGTCCAGAGCGGAGTTGCCGTACCTGCTGTTCTTCTCCAGGAGCATGGCTTTGATTGCGTCGCATTCAAGTTCGATGGCTTCAGCAGATGTCAACAAGTTGGATGCCGAAGGGCGACCTGGACCCAACAACAGGTCCCCACAGACGGCACAAGGCAGATGGTGTGCCCCTGATGGTATGCTATCACTCATCTTGTGCCTTCGTCACAAGGTTCGAGGTGTACGTCAATATCTGTGACCGCAACGTTGAGGTACTTACCGAGCACAATACGAATGAACCCAGTTAGCTGGTCGTACCAGTAGCCGTCATTGGGGAAGGTTGGGTTGAGCTTGACTACGATGTGCAATGTCTTTTCAATCATGACTCCTCCTTGTCACCGCGGTTCCTGATCTGGTCTCAGCATTCGGGCTTTCGAATCTGGATCGATGTCTGGTGCATAGTCCTCTTCCAGGGGGCCTCGCAGCATTTTCCGCTGCGTGATTGTGACCTCCACATAGTTCTCTTCCAGAGGGCCATCTTGAGGCGTGCGAGGACAAAGTCGTACCGCTGCTACCTCGCACGGGAAGTGGCTGTGTTCGAAAGCTGCCGTGAAGATGCGTTTCAGCTCATCTTCGTTGAATCGAATGGTTGCCATTACCAATCACCTCCATCCCAGCTGCCACCTGGTGAACTCATCAAAATAGCGTTAGGATCGACGCCTCCACCAGACAACATGAAGGGTTGACCGTTCTCATCTTTTGCCAACACGTGAACACCACCATCTCCCGAAAAGACCCAAACCTCTTTCGGCATGTCTTTGGCTAGCTGACTAAACTTCTCCAACCACTCCATCACGTGGGGCATTTCGGCGACCTGGCGAACACACTGTGCTGCGGTCACAAACTTTGCTGTCATGGCTTTACTTCCTATCGGCGAACGAAAGTAAACCCGCCAGTCGGCACCTCGAAGTCATCAAAGATTGGTTCTAGCTCTCGCTTGAATACCGCGAGCAGAGGGATCATTATCTCTAACATCTGCGGGTGAGCCTTGGGTGACGTACGTAGCCTGAAGACATGACGCCACTCTCGGAGATTGGCCGTCATCACAATCTCGGTCTTGAGGCTATTGGGTAGGACAGAGCGTGCCTCTTGCGGGGACGCACCCATCGCAATGAGCTTTAGATAGTGCGCTTCGGCATGAGCCATTGCCCGAAGCCATTCATCGCGACGAGACGCCTCTTCGGCAGTCATCGAGCTAGGCCAGAAACACGGATTGATGAACGTCACCTCACCATTGTCTGAGCCATGTGTGCAGTACCTTGTGCTAGTTTGTGAGTAGGACGCCAAACGATGCCGTACAAGTTCGTGGGACACTCCTCGATCGACAATGAACCTCACAGTTGCCGAGACGTGCTCGATAACTGACTCGTGTCCGCTCGCGATGATCTTTCTCAGGAAGGGTAAGAGCGAGCCGGGAGCGATCTTGCCCTCGCTCTTGTAGCAGACTCGGCCAATCTCCTCCAAGTGCTGCAGATCGGCCTGGACCGGCATGCTCTCGATGATTGCATGTGCCTCAACAATCTTCATGTCGTTCCGCCTCCATTCTCTTTATCCATGTTTGCCACCCGCTTTGCTCTCTCGAAGACATGCCTCCACTTGTCAATCTCAGCATCCCCACGCAAATTCTGTGCTTCAGCCTGTACGGCTACGGAGGCCCCGTAGACGGACAACCAGCGGATCTTTCGTAGGTCGTCAAACTCTAGAATCATCTGGCGCCTCCTCGTTCGACACGACTACTTCCTTCTGTAGTGCTTCCCTAGCCTCGGTAATGCTGACTGGCACGACTGTCAGCCCTCTTGAGACAGACTCGAACTGAGACTCAGAGCCCCACCAGCACTCGCAACCATAGATGGCCTCCCCTGAGTCGAGGCGGATGCGGGGATTGAGCACCACCTGCTCGGTCTCAGCTTTGATCTCGCGCATGGTATCGGCCAACCAACCGGCAGCCTCTACGGGCTCGAACTCCCCTTCGTACACACCATGTCCGAACAAGTACAAGTGCTCTTTATCCGAATTACGAACTGCAAACACGCGGTCGCCTATCGTATGCATTCACTTCTCCCGACAGCTCGGGCACCAATGCTGCCGTATTCCATTGATAGCAGTTACAGTCCACCCCTTAGGAGCTTTACCATCTACAAACCAGGTAGGAGCGAACCCGTGCCTACTCTTGATGGTAAGCCGTAGCCTACACCCATCGCAAAAAATGAAGGGATCCCCCGGTTCGAACCCCAGACGTGCCATCCCAGCACCGATGCCACACGAATACGTCATGGCTCGCCCATCAAATATCCTGCGCGTCGATTATCGTCAGGTACTCATCTACAGCAGCCTTGCATGCGGCAATTACACGGTCCATCATGGGCTCATCGTTGAGCTCGGGGAGTAACTCTTTGCCCCCCGTATACGACATAATGGCTACCCTAGCGACTCGCTTCCAGTCAGATCGTGTCATGACCCACCTCCCCAAACCTTGGACCGTTCATCAGCGTTGAGAACCTCTTGCACCATTCGATCTTCGACTTCGTGACACCGATCCTCTCCCCAGACTCCACCCAACACAACAGGGAACTTCGGGCATTCCTTGTCGGGTCCTGTACTCTCCCGGCCACAGATCTTGCAGACGTACAGAGTCTTACCGCTGTTCGTTGTCCGCATCAACTTTGCCCATCGCATCTCATAACCCTACGCTTCTTTGAAACCTTATCTTCAGCAGCTATGCACTCTTTCAATCGTTGAAGTGTTCCTTCTCCCGACGGCTCTCCGTACTGATCGCATAGCTCTTTATCCCCAAAAACGCGGCACAAGAACCTTGTTCCACCACCAGACGTCCACATCTGCTTGCACAAGCCATTAGGACTAGAGCACGCAGTATCGGTCGCATCAATCTCAAAAATCAAACGCCGCTTCATAGTTTACCTCAGTACTTCCGTTCTAGTCGTGGCGGAAACTCACCTGGACCTGCGTACACATAACCCTGAAGCGGTACAACCCTTTCCGGAGCTACAAGGTCTATTGGTTCCCCGTACGGACGAGTAGCCTCTGCCGGCTCGAACGGGACGGACACATCATAGAACGTATAGATGAGCCTGAGTACGTGTAGCCTATCAACGTCACCAAATGGGTCGAGCAACTTGACTACTGCCTCAAATGCTTCAAACACGTTCGCGCGGTCGGTCATTATCGTGCTCTTCTGGTAGGTTGTCTTCCTGATGTTTGAAGGCGCCCTCGTCTTCGTCTTCGTCTTCCCACTTCTCTACCGAGTAGACCATGTCTTTGTCGATAGGGTCACAGAGAAGCGTAATGCTTTTCAGCCCTCGCCTTTGTGTCTGGGTCATTTCAGCTCTATCGCTCCAATCTTGTGCAGCCAGATGAGATCTCGCTGCCTGGCACCCTTCGCATGGCTTAGTGCGTACCCAATGTCATCGGTGCGCAGGTACTTCAGTAGCTCTTGCACGGTCTCTTGGCAGGGCAACTCCGACTCTGCAAAGGACACGATCCCTAGCTTGCGTCGCTTCTCAACAAGCTCCTCGGCATCTGGACGTACGGCACAAGTGCTAAACCTTTCGCACGAATAGCCTTCAAAAAGCTGATACGGATCTAACCTAGCAGGGCGGCGACTTGGCGATACGCGACGACTGGTGAATCGCATCTTGGCAAGATCTGCCCAGAGCTCCTGATATTGCGTGATGATGGCAGACCAGTCGTAATGAGCGAGGGCACGTGCGCGCCCAAAATCTCCTAGCCTTTTGCAAAGCCCGGCATCGCTTACAAGAGCTCTGCAAGCCTGCACAGTGTCGCCGATGCTCACACCAACGAACTGGCTCAGGTAGCCGATATAGTGGTCATAGTCTATCTCGCCGTTCGAGTACCGCTGAATCAGGTTGTTACCCGTTGCAGCTTCGTCATTCGCAAGAACTTGCACAAGCAACCCCGTCTCGCCTTGCACAACAATGTCTTGATACCCAGACCAGTTCGAGGCTATGACAGGTAGACCCGCTGCCATGGCTTCCAACAAAACCAATCCAAATGTCTCCTGGTAGTTGTCGGACAACGAAATGAAGGCGTCAGCCGCACTCCAGATCTCGAACCTAGCATCAGGTGCGCGTCCGTCTACCACACGAATGTTGACTGACGGGCATAGCTCCATTGCTGCGTACTGAAAGTCACTGGCTATTCTTGGATCGGCAAACCAGCCAGCAAGTATCAGATAGATCTTCTTGTCGGAATCCTTCGCTACCTGTTCCAGCGCGTCAAACATTGGAAGCGGATTGGACTTGGCGTGGTACGAAAGCCGACCAAAATTCAAGAACACGAAGTCCTCGTCCTTGATGTTCAACCGCTCGCGCCAGACCTTGCGGTGTTCGTCGCTGTGCTCGTACAGCGAACAGTCCACGCCTAACGGAATAACAGGGGTCTGCGGCACAACAGACGCGAAGCTATTCTCTGCCCCGAAACGCCGATCGATATACTCATGTTGAGCTTCGTACAACCGATCTACCACATTCTTCGCACATTTCGACGTGCATACCAGAGCATCCCAAGGCATGCAAGGCGCCATCATCGAAGCAACAACAGCATCCATTGCCGTAATGGAGCAGAGCGTATGAGTGACTCCGCACAGCGAGTAATCAGCCCCGGACTGCCACCTACGCCAGGCATGCTCGGATAACCTAGGATCTGGCACGTACAAGCATCCGACTTCAGACAGTCGATGCGCCTCACCAATCTTGATTTCCTCGATCTCTATCGACTCGGCGCCAGACAAATCCGTCATCTGTTTGCCAAACGCCATCAAGTCACCTGCGTGACAGTAGAACTTGTCAACGCCACTATGCTTGACAAATCCACGCAGGAATCCCTCGCCAGCGGCGTTCCTACCCATCAAGAATTCTTGGTGTGTATCGTAACACTCAGCTTCGTAATATATCGCTGCATTCTTAGGCATGTTCGTTTCCTCTCGCTACGAGAACGGCTTTCTCGTGAGCGACTACGGCTTCTTCCCATGTGCCAGACCGTTCGCACCAGCTATCGTCAGGACCGCCACGAATCATAGTCTCAAATAGCATCGGAAGCTGAAAGTGCCCGTGCCTGTCGTACATCGACTGCCGGCTATCAAGGCCAAGAAACACTGTCGAGACCGCAATGCCCAGAGCAATCTCGGTCAATGCAACTCGACTGTTGGCAGGTTGCGCGAACCATTCAGCCCACTCCTCTATCGTTACCGGAACGGGCTGCCGTTGTTCGTTTAGAATGTAATGTGTCACAGCGCTCCGCTCTTCCCTTTATGTATTGCAAAGCTAGCAAAGTTCCGTGCAAGTATTTTCAAACATCAGTCAGCTCAACGCGGCAGGCTACCGGCTTTCCATCGTTCTTCCGCGCCTTCGATCCATCCGCCAAACATCAGGCATCTCAACCCACAATGGGGGAGCATCAGCAATCAATCCTGGCCTTCCCTTCGATCCATCCGCCAGACATCAGGCAGCTCAACCGCCGAGTTCTGGTGTCCAGCAACACGCCAAGTGGACCTTCGATCCATCCGCCAAACATCAGTCAGCTCAACTCTTGTAGTGACCGACTGCATCAAAGTATGGGTGCCTCCTTCGATCCATCCGCCAAACATCAGTCAGCTCAACCTATCCCCTCGCGTTATCCGGGCTTTCATTCGCGACATCCTTCGATCCATCCGCCAAACATCAGTCAGCTCAACGCCAACGCAACCCAAGGTAGGAAAAGCGACCTACTCCTTCGATCCATCCGCCAAACATCAGTCAGCTCAACGCTGGAAGCGCGAATATGGTGCCGAAGCAGGCGACAATCCTTCGATCCATCCGCCAAACATCAGTCAGCTCAACCCGAATCCGCAACTACTTGCATTTTCGCGGACTTACGCGCCGGTTTGCGAGCGGTCTCTTCGTCGGCCTTCGATTCCGATGAAATTCCCGCAATACCACCATTTAGACGCGCAACCTCTCGCGTGAGCCGTGCAACTTCGGCGCGGAGTTTCCGATTTTCCGTCTCCAATTCTGCAATGCGCGATTCGAACATAGTCGATGCGGACAAGCGAATCTTACCGCCCACAACCCCGTCCGCTATACTTTTAGCCGTCCGATCGGGTAACGGACAGCCACGATCCTTGGTTGCCTCCAGTAGCGAGCTAACCACTTTCTCCCTTTCTTCTAAGTTACTGATTTCTGCGGCACGAGCCATTGCTGCTAGTCCAGTAGTCTCAATATGGCATGCTAAGTTCGGATCTGCGTAGGCATGTTTTCTGCGCAGATACCACTTCTCATCGCATACACCCATTCGATCCAAGAACACGGCAAATGTAGCGTCTCGCGGCCCTCGTGCCTTCTTCCAAATGTCGGATTTCTCCAACTCTATGCACGCACAGACGCACACTTGCTCTGCTTTGTCCGCCCCTGCCTTCAGTGTTCGGAGATGCGCAATCACTTCGTCAATTGTCATACCATCAAACCACGCCATGTGTTCTGCTCCTTTCGATTGTCTTTGCCAACCTGGCCTCGTGGTCTGCCCGCTTCACCATGCCGACTGTGTCCAGCTTTGCGGCAAGAATTATTCTCCAAATCGCCAAGGTATCTTTCTGCACGCATAAACCACACACACAGACCTTCCAGCCACTTCGGTCGCTTACTACCTCACCACATACCGGACACTCGACGGACGTATGTACGACCTGAGAAGAGCACTCCAATCCATGCTTCTTGCACGCCCACTCGATACATTCGTTCAACTTGGCAAATGGAAATCGCCTAAGTAACGTCTGTAGACGGCGGTCCTCACTGACAGGTACCGAACTTCCGGCAAAGTCTTCCAGCATGACCATACCACAGTTCAGCCGGACGGATTCCTTGGCGATCCATGCCGCTTGCTGCTGGCACCATGTTGCTACAGTGTTCCGCTCTATTCCGTCTAGTCGCGTGTACTCTCGATACCTACGAGCAACACCATGCCCGCGAGCGCCACTACCGCGGTGTGCTAGCCCCTGACGCACAGCTTTCTTGCGGGCGTCTAGTTGAGTTTTAAGAGCCACGATTGACCGCGTCTCAAGCAAAGGTTCGGGTGATTCTCCAGCGAGTGTCATCGCCACAAGGAACTTGTTAGTTGTCCGACGGACGAACATAATCCCCTTGGCTTGCGTGGAATGCGGCTTTGGCCATTGGTAGGAGACCTTGAGGAGCCACTTGCCATCTTTGTTGACGACCCTACAGCTCTTAGATGAGTATTCTCCCGCAAGTATTCTATCAAGAACAATAGGGCTTTGACGTCCTTCTACGGTGACAATGAAAACAGGTTGCGCTTGTCTGTGACCGTCCCGCATCCCTAGCATCGCTAGGGACACGTGTACTCTTCGGCCATTTTTTGACAATCTCACTCCGTCCGTACGCACTCCGAAACCGACGGACTTTGCCCATGGCGGGGAGGCCTTCTCAAGGTTTTTCTTCTTCCATGTAGCGAACCGGGTTGCCGCATGCATGGCAGCTTCGCCGACAAACGCACCTCCCCATCGCCAGCAAGCATCCGGTAGACGTCCGTCCTTTCGTGGCTTTGCAGGGATCTCGCCCCATGCCTTTGCAATAGCTACCGCTTTTCTGCACGCATATGTAGCGGGAGCTACTCCTTCACCTTCACCTTTGAGCAAGCCAAGGGTGACTTCACGCTCGACATGAGGCATGCACCGAGCCGCAGCCCAAAGCATGTCTGTTTGTGCCTTATTCGGCCAGATCCGAAGCGTTATGGCGGAAGTGAGTTTAGCCACATCAGAGAGGATAAGAGTACTATCATCTTGGCGGATGTCGCTTTCGCGATTGGCTGAGAGGCTTTCGCCCTCGCCTTTAGGGGATCGAAGGGCCCCCACTCCTATCCTCACTGACATGTCAAATCTCCTTTCGCACCAACATCGGAACCACCTTGCTCTTTGTTGCTCTTCCCTTTATGTATTGCATAGATTGCAATACTGTTTGCAACTATTTTCAAGCTATTTGTCGCGAGTAGTATACAGGCTTCTTGCGGTCGTGGTACCGTAGCTCTAAGAAGTCCGCGTACTCACTAGGGCTTTGCCCTTCTGCATGTGCTACTAAGGCATCGTCACTCACCCACCTACACGGCAGAACCTCACCGTGCCGGCGGTAACTAATGCACTCTACTTCTTCTGCCCACTCATCAAACGTCATGTGGCGCCTCTACTTCCTGCACGACGGCCGCTTCCCACTTCTCGATGTTGCCGTCGCATGCTTTGACCCCTAGATTCCAGCTATCAACCATCACAGCCAATACGCCTGCAACCTGAGACATGGTTGCTTTGCTAGCAACGTACCTTTCTTGCATTGATAAGACTACCTGCCATGCGAACTTGAACACTCGCGCGCGGTAGGCTACTTCTTTAACATGCACCTCGAACATACCCACCCCTCTTTCGGACGTCGCTTCCATCCCAGAGCCTTCCAATACGCAATGCACGCCTTCCGACTGTACGTCTGCTGATTCCATTCGCAGCAGCGAACGCACCAAACCGTATATTCCGTGCTGATTCGACCGTCTCCCTTGCATACAACAATGTCCTCCTCCATTACCACAACATCGGAGCGGCATCGTCAACCCGCTCGTTGGCGAGCGCCTTATCAAAACAGTCGAACCTGACTGCAAACGACTTGATTAGATTCTTTGCGTCGAGGGCTGGCAGCACATTCGGCGCGTAGTAGTCATACGTGGTCTCCTTGTAAGGAATCGCGCAGACAGTCCGAGCCGAGCCAACAGGCAACATCCTCTGCTTGCGACGAGAAAAGAGGTGCCTCCCTGTCTTTTCTTCTCGAAGCAGCCCGCTACCTTTGAAGTTCCGGCGCAATGTTAGAATCTTGATGTCGCGCCATAATCCTAACCGTGCGATGTGCTGATACAGCAACGACCGTGGCATGTTGAGCAACCTTGCAGCGTCGCCTCGATGCCCCTTAGCGATGTCGAGAGCCCGTAGGATCCGAATGGCTAGTTTCTTACGATTCCCCATTGCAAACGTTCGAAGTGGATTGAGGGGCAAGTCTGCCTTACCGTTGCTCCACCGTCGAAGATGAGGATGCGTCTTGAAATGGTCAGCTATCACTTTTCGCATCGAATGCTCCTATCTGGCAGTCCGGCAAACAGTTTTGCCCGTGCTACGTCTGCGACTTCCAACTCTCTGATATCTGTGCCGTCAATGAGTGGCACATACCACGCACCTTTTGTGTATACGCCTGCAAATTCGTACCCTGTAGTGGATACTACATACACTTTGTCGCATAATCGAATGTAAGACATCGATCACCTTCCCGGTTGACAATCCACGCGTCTTCGATAAGGCTCCTGTATCATGGAACCTCTACTACTCTGGTTGACGTTGACTCTCAACATCATGGCCCCTACAGACCGGCATCACTACGTGCCCGAAGCACAAGAAACTGTGGTCCAAGCAGAAGCTCGGCGGATCGAGATCGCATCTGGCATCCTCACTGCGGCATTCAACTCCGAAGACCGACCCCTATTCGGCGGCGAGTATGGCCGAAGCCGCACCGCGTTGTTTGTCGCCACTAAGATGTACTATGAATCCGGCTTCCGCCGAGATGTTCAATACGGTCTCGCACGAGACCACGACATTCGAAGCGGATTCAACGACCATGGAAGGTCGTGGTGCCTCGGGCAGATCATGCTCGGCGTACAGCGGGACCGGCTCCCAAACGGCACGTGGGTCTACACAAGTGCTAGGTACACCGACGAAGGGTGGACAGGCCTCGAACTCGTCTCCGATACGGCTAAATGCGCTACAACCACGTTGCACATCATTAAAAAGAGCTTCTCGACCTGCCGACATCTGCCATTCGAGCAACGGCTCGCAGCGTATGCCGCAGGACGGTGCAATAGCGAGATCGCCCAGAACATGAGCGAACACCGCTTCTCGACCTTCAGACGATTCTGGATGTTGTCTTGGCCCAAACATCCCAAAATAACGGACACTCAAGCCCTTGCCGAGCTTGCAAAGGATAACTTGTTGGCTTCGAACTAGTAGCATTTTCCACCTGCAATCCAACACGCCAGAACGGACAACAATACGGCCACTCCAGTAAGCGCTAGAATCTGGCGAGTTCTAGCGCGAGCCTCTTGAGTTAGCCGCTTTGCAGCTGTTGAAGGGATCTCGGTGTAAGTGAACTGCGGCGAAGTGAGATACGTGGCTCCGAATGGCTCCCGTTGCGCACTCGCCTCGATGCTCAACGTTACACGTGGTACAGTAACAACGGTACTTCTGCGGTTCTGGCCCATCTAGCCCTACTTGCCTCTTCGTAAAGAACCCAACCACGTGCGGCGCCCAAGCAGGTGACCACATTGAATCGACAGGCTCACGGAACAAGGCCTCAGTCTCTTTGCGAAGGTCGATCATTCTTGAGCCTCAAGTGGTGCGTCAGGTGCACCTCCAGGATGGCACACACCCGCCGAAGCTCTCGCTTGATGCGTACACAATCTTCGATAGCTTCTCTTAGCCTGTTGTCGGTCGCCTTCCACAACAGATAGAGCCAAAAGTTGCCCGCTGTAACTACAGCGATTGCAACGCAGCACCAGATTAGCATGCGGCGCCCCAATCGCGATCACTTCGCGGTTTGCGCCACCGCAGCCATCGGACCTTGATGTAGGTGCCGGCAATGCCCCAAGTCGTAGAAATTGATTCCTCGACCTGCCATCGTCTGCTGAGTTCCAGGTACCGGACCGCAATACGTAGCCAAGGTTGAATCTTAGCCCCTTCGGGTATGAACAGAGCAAACGCGCCTCGTACCTTGATGACTTCCCGTCTGCTTCGCACGAGCCACGCTGCGGCGGGAGCCCCTTCGCGCCGGACAACGTCGTCATTCGCTCCCGCCGGGGATACTAACGGCATCGTCCTGACCTTTCGTGGCTGCCTTGAGCGCGTGACCAAGCATATCAATTTGTTGTTGCTGTCGCAAGCATTTTTCGCGTAGTGCTCCAATAGTTTCTGCGTAGTACTGCACAAGAGCCCCGATAGCATTGTGCGATACAACAGGATCGGACGGAATCACAATCGGCACTTCTTTAACTGGATTCATTGCTTTGCCCTTCACGCAAAGTTACGACGGCGTCTCCTAGTACGTGTAAAATCAACGATACAGCTCTCGACATCGTCAGGCTTTGCTTCCCCAACGAAAGCATCCCATTGATGCAAGTTTGCGCTAGAACACGGCAACCTTGCACGAATCTCGCATCGTGCTCGTCGAGTGGCTGGAACGCTGCCGGCATTGCAACGAACGCATGCCCGTTGTGCAGCTCGACGACGGGGTTAGAAATCGGACCACGCTCGGTAGGGTACGCACCAGCTTCGAAGTACTTCACCGGCTTCCCAATAACGCCAGATGAATGCATCACATAGATTCCCCGCTCGATAGCATCTTTCAAATCTTGCTCAGTCATCTTCGCTCACTGTTTCCGCTCCAATTATAGGTGGTGGACCTTCTTGGTCTTCACTGCCCCAATCCTGATCTAACTCACGCGCAATAATCTCAGGATCGTGCTCTGGCTGCACATCCTTGTCCCGCTCAGCACTCTCTAGCCCTCGCACGTACCCAGACCGGTAGCACTCCTCGGCTTGGGTTATCGCAAAGTCCCGCCATGCTTCATGTGTTGCGTCGGGACAATTCTGTGCGAATAGCTCCACTGCGACCTTGACCCGTAGCGGAGGTTTGGGACCTTCGTAGAAGATACCAATCGCCTTCTCGGCAAAATTACGAACTAGACGTTTGGCTGGAACCACGACACGCATCCTCAAGAGTTAGTTGATGTCTGTTTGGCTTTGGACCGGGATAGTTGTACAGTCTCGGATACTCTAGACCTCCCGCAATGTCACGAGCTGCGTATAGTAGCCGCTGTACCGCTACCCGCTCGTACTTGCCAAGAGTCGTGTCGTAGTGCAATAACTCTTCGGCAGCGCGGAGGTTTGTCCTGACGAGTCGAAGCCACTTGTCTTGCCGACGTACCTTTACCTGCAACAGCCCGAGCGTACTTGTAGGAGTCGGAGAAACGTACTTACCCCACAAGTCTAAAGCCTTAATCAACTCATGCCCGGCTTCCGATGGAGCTTGCGCGGCTTCGTACTCGACTGCGATTCTAACAAGACTTTTCTCTAGCAACGTAGCCTTCGTAATCATCCCACCGGTCAACGTGTAGACCATCCCAGCCGTGAAGCCAGTACGTTTAACCAGTCCGTTTGTACGCAAGACATGCAAGGTGTCGGTGACAACTCGTTTCTCGAATCCGCACTCGGCTTGTAGTTGCCTACAATTCTTAGGGGCATCCTTTATAGCGTCGCAGATCTTACGACAGCTTGCATATGATACTAACACGACACGTTCCCTCCTGCTACCTTCAGCCACACATCGGGCGCAAGTGACCGCTTGACGGCGTCCGAATGTGCGATCACAACCACACATCGGTTCTTGGCTAGTTCGCTAAGGGCTACACTTGCACGTTCGACGCCTTCGATATCCAGCGTATCGAACACTTCGTCAAAGAACAACGTGGCCCCCTTCAGCCCGAACGCAGCTGAGGACACTTCCGCGAGCGCTAGCAGTAAAGCAACGTCCAACCGACGACGCTCACCGCCACTGCTCGCTTGGTAGTCTCCGCCGTACCCGACAATCTTGAGACCTATCGATTGCGAGATGCTCCCGCTCTTGCGCTCCTCGTACGGCTGAAGCTCGACTCTGACCCCGTCAGACAGCCTTGATAGCCATAAGTTTGCCATTGCCTCGATACCACCAAGGCACGCACCTAACACGTTCGCGCGAACACCTTTCAACCCTAGTACCGACTCGCAGGCATCTAGGATCTCCACTTCTACCACCACTTCAGCAAGCGAGGCCTCGCGCGATGTCTTGTTCTCGGATAGTTGTGCGATTATCCGTTCAACCGACGAGATGGTAGACACTGCGCGCTCGCGAGCGGCGAGCATTGATTGCACGTGCTGACGTTTCAGCTCGGCAGCTTGAATCTCGCGTCTGGCATTCATAACCTGCAACTCGAGTAGCTTGTCATCCTCAACCAGAGACTGCACGACAGCTTCTACTTCGGCACTTGCATCCAACGCGTGATCTATCGCAACTTGTAACTCTGCAATCAGCTTGGCTTCTTCATTCATGCGGGTGCGCTTGACATCAGAGGATATCGACTGCCGACATGTCGGGCAAGTCGATTGCAAGAGTAATGTCTGAAACTCCTTGCTCTTGTCGATCTTGGTCTGTGCTACACGGGCATCGGTATCATACTTCTGCCGGTCATGCGATAGTTGAACGATGTGCTGGCGCAATGCCGTCCACTTCTTCTCTAAGTACTCTATCGCCGGTCGTCCTGGTAACGTAGACTCCAACGGAGGCAATGCTTCGAGTGCAATCTGGGCATCCCGAAGGCGACGTTCCTCCCCTTCGAGTTGAATTCGGCCGTTATCAATCTCGCGTTGCTGCGTGTCCTGTTGTCGTTTGAAAGTCTTCTGGTGTTCGCGGCAAGCACTTAGTGCTATATCAAACCGTTCGAGCCCTAGAATGCTCTCAAGAAGCCGTTTGCGTTCCCCGTCGGTGGCTCGGCTGAAATGGGCCGCGTCATGGCTGGAGAAGACACAGCACCGACGCCACACATCCCACGAACCCACAACGGACTCCAATGCCTCTTGGGCCTTAGTCGTAGTCTCGTAGGCAACAGAACCTTTGCCATCGCGCCAATTCAATTGCCCGCTGAGGCTCTTCTTCTTCGACTCTCGAAGGACCTGCACCTCATCCCATGTTGTCACCCGGACAGACGCATTCTTCACATTGAGATTCCAGCCCGACGCACCCCGAAGGGTCTTCCCCCATACCCCTAGCGACACAGCTTCGATAATCGACGACTTCCCAGATCCGTTCGGGCCGGTAACTAGAACGATGCCTTGCTGCGGTAGCTCAATCGTCGTGTCCTTGTGGCACAAGATGCCATTCAATTCCAGCCTTTGCACTTCCACTTGTCATCTCCTACGGAGTCATCACAACAATGTTCCTGAAATCAAGATCTTTGAACCAAGCGAACCAAAGCATCCATTCCGTCCCTTGTGGCAACGGCTGCTTCCAGACCACGTATGCATCGCCGTACTCAACATCATATTCTCCATCGTAATCTCTAAAGTATGATGGTTGGGGCACACGCACAACGAACCGCTGACCTGGTGCGATACCTTCGTGGAGCATCCACTCGTACCATGTCCTATCACACCCAAGGAACCCTTCGAGGCCGCAACAACCATCGTACTCGCAACCGAACCAACGAACGTTCGAAGGGTACACCCCGACCAAAGCTGGAGAATCTTCGAGGCCCCCATCGAACACGATGGACAGGAACACGTAGGGCGGATCCAGATCTTCGGTTCCCATCGGTTATCCTTTCAGATACCCCTGGCACCGCGACAGAACCTCGTTGCGTTGAAACGGTGTCAACGCGAGTTGTTCGACGTACGCAGCGAGGGCATCGTTGAGCGTCTCGGACGCACGGGCGCAAGCTGCCGCACGATGAGAAGCTTCCTTCGCTGCGTCATCCTTCACAACGAATTCGTACACGACAGGTACCACGCCTAACACCTGCCCTCCATGCTGTTCCAGTGTTTCACGTGCAACCTGCAGCTGAGTTGCCTGTACACGGACCTGCACGAACAACCTTGATGCCTCAACCTCTAACGGCTGTAGTTCGTGGAGCCGATCGAACAGATCCTCGGCCCACTCGACAGTCTTGAACCGAGGACCGGGAACACTAACCACATGCAACTGGTCGCCGTCCATAACGTACATGCGACCGCACGTGCTGAACCCAGTTTGGTCCCAGCCGGTCGGCACAAGTGCGCCACACTGCACAATGCTGTCCGGTGCGGACCACGCTTCGGTCTCATGATAGTCGCCGCAAAACATAGCTTTTGCGCCCCGCGACTCTCGCAATTGCCTAGCCTGACCAAGACTAAGCGCTTTGCCTGAATGCAAATACTTGGGCATCCTATCCGTGTATACCCCCCGATGGATTGCAATATACCGAACAGATGCCCCGTTCGGGGCATACGGCATATGCTGTTGCACGTCCCCGCACGTCATGTCTGCCGCCATGTGCGGATAGAACAGAACGTCACAATCGTCTACTCTGGCAATGCAAGGATGCTCGGCTACGAACGCTACCCCAGATAGCGGTGCAAGCGCGTGATCGTAGGGTGCATCCGATGTACGGTCGTGATTCCCTACTAACAAATACACCTTGAGTCCGGCCTGCTCGATAACATTCTGCACAGCTCGGATTATGGCGGGCTCAGGCTTGTCTGTATCGAACAGATCGCCGCACACCACGAACGCCGAACACTTCGCGAGCTTTGCAAGACTCAGTGCATACTTGAACGTGTCGAGTGCCAGCTTGCATCGAGTATTGATCGAGCCGACAGCTTGCTCGCCCATCCTTCGATGATTGCCTATGTGGAGGTCTGATACGAACGCAATAGACATCATCGAACCTCTGGTCTTTCAGCATCCCACCAACTCATGTCCGTACACCCGGAATAGTAGGCTAGATCCTTGAGAGCTACACGCTCGTCCTGAGAGATGTGTGCAAGAATCCACTTGTTACCATCTATAACCCGGCAAACGGCACACACAGCTCGTCGCAGAGTGTCTAATGCGTCTGTGTCACTCACGGCTTCCACCCTTTCGGCGGAGCCCACCCTGCAGCCTTTGCACGCACTGCCCATTCGGGCCACGGTGCATTCGAAATCAGAGCATCATTTGCAGCTTGAAGCGCAAGTTGAGCCTTCTTCTTCGATCCGAAGTAAAATCCGTTAAGTTGAGTCATACCTTCGGCGAAAGGCTTGACAGCTTGATACACAGCCCACGCTTCCCACGTCTCTCTATCTTTTGGTGCGACAGAACTGTCGTACCGCACATCCCCGATGTAGGCGCCAAATCCGTCGTCTGGGATGATCCAACCAATACCGTAGTCTTCGCTGTCATCGATGGCGAGATAACAACCGTCGTCGGTCACATACTTTTTCGTCCTCACGGGAACACCACTGTCCCGCAGACGCATTTCTGTGGACCTAGCCCGACGTCCACATTCGCTCCGCATTGCAGACACTGCTGCCACAACACGGGATGACATGTTGGAAGTTTCTGGGCATAGCACTCCCCGTGGTACCATCCTTCAGACGTTGCAACAACCTTCTTAGCCCCCAAGACCTGCTTCCCACAGACCGCGCACAGTTGCCCCTTCATGACTAGTCCTCCACAAGCGCTATGCCATCTTTCAAGTCCACGTGAATACGACGGACGGCCTCGTTGGCTACTTGAACTGCGGACGCGCCGCCATGGTTTGGATTGGATGTCCTAGCCACAGCGACGCAGTACGCAGTCATCCAAACGCGAAGATCGAAGTGCCCGAGATGCTCAAGTAGTTCCCCGTACGTGTGTACGACCTTCGCGCCCATTGCTTAGTACCCCTTCGGAAAGGTGTCGTTCATGTCGTCTGCTACCGTGCGTTGTGCTGGCTGACGTGGTTGGGGTTGCGCCTGAGGTTGCGCCTGAGGTTGCGCAGGTAGTTGACGTCCAGGTGGAAATGGACCTGGCATCCTACGCGCAGGCTGACGTGGAGCAAACAAGTCCCCACACCGTCGCATAATCTCCTCAGCCGAGTCGATCTTGGCGAACTTGGACAGGTCTGTAGCCTCGGCGATCCAATTGAGATCGCCCAACAACGAAGAACCACGAGGAATCAAAAAGTACTTGGTGTCCTGTTGCCCCGTCCCGACCCGTGTAATGTTAATGTCGAACCCTGTTTCGGGGTCACAGTAATCGCCGTTGTCCGCTGCAATCTTAGAAAGCTGTTCGAAGACAGTCTTCCCGAACGCCAATATGCGCGGACCGAGTTCGGGATTCCGCCGGTCAATGACATTAGCAAACGCACGTGCTCGCGCGAACATCTTTTCGGCTAGCTGGTACTGAATGTCGTTACCCATTGCTTTGAACTCGGAGATCTTCTCACAAATGATGCACCGTTCGCGTGCCATCTGTCGCGCGCATACAACTGAGAAGCCCTTCTCCATCCCATCAGCCTGAATGAAGTGCTGCTTCACTAAGACATAAGGACGGTCCCACCCAACTGGTGGAGGTAAAAACCTAACTACGTTATCGCCCACCGATAGCTTGAGAAAGTCCAGATCCGAAGCAAAGAAACCTTGCTCCTCCTGACTCACCGACGGGTCATACTTCCCATACTGAACTACCCCGGATGCCTGCTGTGCTTGTGTCTTCTGAATTCCTTGTTGTGCCATGTTCGTATTCCTGTTCGTGTTACATGTTTCGTGGTCTAAGCTAAACTACCGTCCAACCCCAGGATCCCTCATGTGTGCAGCTGCGTGTTCGGCGCGTAAACTAGGATCCCCACCCATCTCAGCACGTAACTGTGCGCCGACAGAGATAATCATGTCCTTCTTTGCCCGTACAGCATCCACAAATCCGTACAACTTCTTTGTCTGGGATTCGGCTACGATGACGTCTAGGCGTAACCTCTCGAACTCTGGATCCAAAGCGACGGCTGCGTCTACCATTGCTTCGGTTGTTTTCTTACCCCCTACGCCAAGTAGCTCTCGATGTTCTGCATTCAGTCGAGCTAACCCCAGGTCTAAAGATAGCTTTGCGCGCTGCAATCGTTCAAACGCATCGGCGTACTGGGCATTCCAATACGCAAGGTCTCCAGGAATCCGAACGTACTCCTCTTGTAGGGCTAGAGGCTCGATATGTATTGAGTCCCATAGGTATTGCTCAACAGTCATTCCGTTTAGATCTGGCATCGTTCCTCCCTATTCTTCGATCCGCCAAACATATATATTGCATAGATTGCAATACTTTTTGCAACTATTTTTCAAGTTTTCTCAAGCTACCCCATGCTGGTCCAACCTCAACATCGACTACAAGTGGCACTCCCTGAGACGGCCATCCTGTCATGATGTTACGCGCACGCTCGATAGCTTCTTCTACAAGCTTTTCTGGCACCTCCAAGATGATCGAGTCGTGTACTGTGAGGACTAGCTTTGCTGGAAATGACTCCATTACAAGCCATCGAACAATCTCGATTACGCTGGCAAGACAGTAGTCGCTAGCAGTCCCTTGGATTGGTGAATTAACCGCAACATGCTCTGCTCCTGCGACAGCTTCCTTGTCGTGGTCTACGATACGCCACAAGTCCCGCTTTCGAAATGGATACCCATTCCAGTACGTTCGTGTTTGCCCTGTACGCTTGGAGAATCGGATCGTTTCTTCTATCCAATCCTTAAGCCGTGTGAAGTGCCCAAGTACTGCACCTCGAATCCTCCCCGCTTCTGCCATCGAACATCCGAGCCGTTTTGACAGAGTTCCGTCCTGCATTCCATACAACAAGCCAAAGTTAACGTTCTTCGCAGCCGACCTGTGCTTCTTCTCAACAACTTCCGGCGCGATACCCCAAGCAACCTTCGAAATGAGTTCGGCTGTTCGCTGATGGTAGTCAACGCCCTCCTGAAAGATTGCGATCATCCGTTCGTCGCTACTCAACATTGCAGCAATCCTCAATTCGAGTTGCCCAAAATCGAGCGATACAAGTAGATTACCCGGGCTAGCAACAAAACAATCCCGCGCCATCTTTCCTTCGATACTATCCCCAGACCGAGGAATAGTCTGGAGTGCTGGCGATACGCAAGAGCCTCTTCCGCTACGGGCGCCCATAATATCATAGCTCGCGTGCACGCGTCCGTCCGCTCGTACGTAGTTCAGGAGTCCTCCGGCGTAGTTAGATCGGAACTTTGCCAGTCGACGGTACTCGACCAATAGCTTAGGCAAGTCGTGCTTGCTGGATATCAGATCCAGCGTCTCTCGGTCTACGCTGTCAGCTCCGGTCTCTGTCAACTTGGGGCATGCAATACCATACTTGTTGTAAAGTAGATCGGCCACCTTCTTGTTACTCCCCCACTCAAAGCCAGGCTCCGCATAGCCGTCCATTTGCGCGCGGCACGTCGCGATCTTGGCCTCCAGATACGTGTCTATCTCTTTCACTGCCGTACGCGACACAGCTAACCCCCATGCCTCAATTTGAGCGAACGCAAAGATTGCAGGCTTGAGCATGATATCCCAGACCCGATGAAGCTCTGGGTCTGCTACTAGACGCCGCGATAGTTCCTCAGCTAATAGGTCGGTAACAAATGCGTCGCGACCGTTGTACTTGCAAAGCGTATCTTGGGGCATTAGCGCAAACGCGTACTTTGCCTTTTCGTCTTCTTGGTCGTCAACCTTCCTAACAAGGTTCGCGAACTCCGGAACGTCAGCTGCCGGCATGTACCCGATGAGCACAGTTTCCACTATACTCTGGGGATGGTGGGTCTTTTTTAATGCTTTCTTTTCAGCCGTAAGCGCCTTCGATACTGGCTTCAACGCTTCCTTCATTGCATTTGTAGCCTCGTCCTTGTGCCCTGCCATACCGACTAAGTTCGCCATGATTGCAAGTTTAGCAGGTGCCTCCGACTCCACGAGCTTTCTCCATAACCGAGTGTCTCCTACCACGCCGTTGGGCATCACAGCATACGCCGAATAGAAAGAAAGCATGTCGTACTTTACATTCTGCCCGACCTTCGGCGAGGCGCTTTGCATGTAATTCAGCAATGGCTGCAGCAGGTCTGGTCTAGCTAATGCGTCACGATCCCACACGAACACTTCCCCGAAGTTGTTCGGAGCTACTGCCACACTGATGATACGGAAGTCCGTATCGAACATGTACCCGCGCGTCTCGACGTCGAAAGCTGCCCACCTGGAGGCCTTCGCTTGGTTGATGGCATGTCGAACGTCGTCTGCATCTCTGACAACCGACCAATCTCGGGTCGCCGGAACAGGAATGGGAACCGTGAGCGCCCATTTGAGATCCTCTTCGAACCATTGACCCACGAACTTGTTCCGAAGTGCTGCCGCCGGATGAATGCATAGAAAGACAGGCACATTACGCCCATCAATCTCAACGAATCTGTACCCCTTACGCACGGACAACGGAGCGATAGGTTCGAAGATAGACATTGCTGCGATTGCCCCTAGGGCGATAATACGTTCGGGTTTGGCATCAAGCAGGTTTCGAAACAGGTACCCACGACACGTCGAGATGATTGATGGGGTTGGAGTCGCGTTCTTCTTGGGTCTACACTTGCAGGCGTTATCGTAAACGATAGCCTTACCAGGAGCCCACTTCTCTACACACCTGCGCAAGTAATCTCCCGAACGACCTACGAACGGCCGACCAACCTCATCCTCACGTTCCCCGGGCGCTTCGCCAACCAGATGGATCCCACCAACATCGCCTTCCGCAGGTAGACACACGGTCTTTGCGTTCTCGTATAGCAAGCATTCCGTACACGACGCATTGCGACCCTGATTGAAGGCATATGGGTGCAGCCAAATACCCCTATGCGCGTCGAATAGCGAAGAAGTCATGGCGTAGCCGGCTCTGAGATCAGTTCTGTAGGGTGCGTCAGCGCCCTAGGGTTCCATTCGTAAATTTCTTTGAAGTTAAGGTTCGTAATGCTCCACTCGATCTTTTCAGCCCATACATTCTCAGGAATGGTCTTCAAAACCACAATATCCTGCTTATGCTCTCGGCACCAATCGGTGATTTCCTCCGCCGAATACAAACCGTGACGATGCAGGGTATTCACCAAATGCGTAAACGTGGTGAACCCTGCCATTGCTGCCACATCTAGGGGATTGGGGTCTATAGGTGGTATCACGTGCTCCTTTGCAGCGAATGCCGAATCTTCTATGCTCGGCAGAGGCTTGGGCAGATCTACAGCGTTTGGGACCACGAGTAGATGCTTAACCCGAAACTTGACCCATTCGGCGATATGCGAGGCCAACGATGCTGGCTCGACCTTACTGAATAGCGGAACCTGTAACTTGTACGCAGTGACGACAGCAGTCAGGTCATCAACTCCCGTGTACCCAGACTTCTCCAGGCTTTCCCAGATCTCGCGCCAGTTCTTTGCGGTCTGTAGTTGCAGAAGGTTTACTTCGTACTTGGTCAACGCTCCTTCGAACGTATCTGGATCGAAAGTCGTGTCCGGGGCTCCAAACGGAATATCCCCCCCATCGTCTGAGACTGCATCGGCTCGTGCTGGCTCCTGGTGGGGGCTAGACGAGCTCGCAAGAGGTTGGACTAGGGGTTGGTTAGGCTCGGGTTGTGAGGGCGGGGTATTAGGGTGCCCTGGCGGCGGAAAGACATAGTCGCCGGATGGATCTGGTGGGTTTGCAGCACGGAGAGTCTCAACAACTACAACTACATCGGCCGTACTGAATACCTTAGCCCCATTGTCTTTCTTTGCCCTCGGACGTTGCACCTTCCCAACCTTCTCAACGACTAGTGGCAACTCGACTTGAGGGTCGGGTAGTTCCTGTACTTGGTGCTCGACCGCAACAACTGCCTTCGTCGCGTGCTGCTCGGCACAGGAAACAACACGGGACCGCTCGACCCAAGGAATTTTGGGTGCGCTTTCCTCAGTACCTGTTGGAACCGACACGCCTTTCGGAACGCTATTCGACATCCAAACAGATATAACCGGAGTGCCCGACGTAACCTGCTCCAGTTGTGCGATCAAAGCTAATGCGTGCTCCTGATCCACGCCGCAGAACTTCAATGTCAACAGGGACTCTGGTTTTGTGCCTTCGAGCATAGCTTCCGCAAGATAGCCGTACTCAGCTTCGCCTTCGTACCCGAAAACTGACAACTCTGCCCTGAATGATAGGTCTGAAATCTTCATGGTCTGCGCCCTCCACGCGCATCGAGCATTTACATCACGGACATATATGCCCGTTCCTTCAAATCTTGTGAATCTACCTCGTCTGGATCTTCCTTTGGCGCAAACCTGAGCGTTCCGGCTCTTTGCCCCAAAGCCTTCAACTTCAGAGCAAACCCGGCACCTTCTTCCCACGCATCCCCATCGAGCGCCACGCAGACAGGACGCCGAGATGCAAGTAGCGCCTCAACATGTTGATCGGTCGGTTTACCGAGCACTGCCACGCCATCAGGCCACACGGATAATGCGTCGAACGCGCTTTCCACCAGAAGCACCGGTTCTTCCGTCTTCTGCAGCAAAGCCTGGTGGTTGAACATCACGCCCCTCTTCTGCCCTGTCGGAAACTTGAAGTTCCCCTTCTTTGCGAGGTCTCTCGATACGAACCACATCCACGATCCTGACGTCCCGAACACCGGCACGATAATACGTCCACTGTACTTCCCCCACAGACACGCACCCACGCCGGCTTCCGCCATTACATCGGGCTTTAGTTTTCTTGTTTCTTCCACATACTTCCGGAACTTGTTGAACGTCGGAGCAGATAGAGCTGGTTCCTGGTACAGCGGGTAATATCCCTCCGGTGGCGCTAAAGGGACGGGCTCGTCGTCCGTTGGCTTCTCGTAATCTGCAGGATCGTATCCTGTATCAAGAGTTACCTGCCCTTCCACGCCACACCGAAAGCAGTGTACGTAGCCTTTGATGTGTACCGCGAGCGTGCGCTTCGTGTCGACCTTTCCAACCTTCGTTTCGCAGTAGGGACAGTTACATCGAATCCAACCTCGCTTTCCAGGCTTATGCCCGTTGATAGCTGATTGAATGGTACCTGGATCAACGACTTCCATGCTTAGCCTCCAATTTCACCGACCGCGGCATGTTTGGAACGCAAATAGACCAATCCCACCGACAATCGTGCACCAGGTCTGGGTTGCACGCTGCTTCGCAAACCTTATGGTGATGCCGTTCGAGGTACACGACAACTCCAACCAACACGAGCATTAGCACCGAACAAATGACACCTCGACGTTCTAAGCGCAACTTGCGCTCGACTAACGCTCCGCCCAATGCGCAGAACAGGTACCCGACTATTAGTCCACCAACGAACAGAATATGATACATCCATCACCTCTTTGGAGGCCACTCGACCAATCGCCCGCGCGCGAAGTCGGTTAGACATGGCCCGATCTTATATCTGCCCGAACCGTGACGGTTCTTGGCTATGAAGATCACAAGCTCATGTTGGCCGTCACCAATCGAGTTCAGTGTGAATACATAATCTGCAACTCGTACCTTCTCGATGCTGTCGGCAGCATCTTCGAGATCCACCATGGATCGATGCCGATCCTTGCGCTTGGCCTGCGCGGCCGTAATGCACCACCGCTGCTTCTCATCAGCATTGAGGCGAAGTGTCTCGAACACAATCTGCCCATGCGTGTACTTGGAAACCTCGTCTCCGTTCTTACGCTTCAATTTACTCACGAGTTTGTCGGCATAGTCGACAATTAACACCCGTGGCTCGGAACCATGCTCCTTTCCGAGATCCTTTATCCAGGCTTCGAGATCCTCGACCGTCGTGGCCTGTGGGGTGAAGTACTGCACGGCAATAGGTCCGAGAGGCTGAGCAGCAAGCGCCGCTCCTGCCTTAGCCCTGACAATGTCATCAGAAAGAATGCCCTTAATTGAAAATCCTGTCAGGTGTGCTAACAATCTCGCATGCACGTTCACAACGGAAAGCTCCAATGTGGCATATGCAGCAAACATACCCTGCCGTGCTGCACTAGCCGCACACTGAATAAGTGCCATACTCTTACCCGATCCACTATCTCCGATGAATACTGTCTCGGTTCCGACGCAAAGCCCTAAATTACCTTTGTGCATGTACTCCCCGGCAAGAGCTTCGTCGAGATCCGGAATTCCAATCTCAAGCATCTCACTTTTCTGCATCTGCGCCAAAATCTGCAAGGTCTGCTTGCCTAGGAATATCGCCCCAACCGGCTGCATCGCGCCGATTTGGTCGGCTTTCAATATCATGCCCGCAACATCTGACAGCTCCTCGTGTTTGCCGAACCTGTCCGTTGCAGAGATGACAGCTTCAAGCTGTGCGCGGCGTTTCAATATCGGAACAACCATCTTGACCATGACCTCAGGGTCAACCTGTTCGCGTGCCCCTACCTCAAACAAGTCCATAACCGCGATGATTTGTTCGTGCGAGACGCTCCCTTTTCTCCGCATCTGATGAAGCCTCTGTAGTACAAGCGCGCAACTGCCAAGCGGTACCCCAAGATCCTCAATCACAGCCTTGAGCGCAATCATTACAAGCTGCGCCGTCGGAGTCGGCATGCATTCGGGCACAAGATGCACGCCAATTCGGGTGTAGAACTTCATATTCGAACAGCACATTTCTACAAGGATGGCTTCGAACGTCTTGTCTAGCTCGTAGGGTTCGGAAACCCGACTACGTACCCTCCGTGCCTCATTCAAATCGATCACAGTTGCCGCCATCATCCCTCCTTACAGATCGCGAATAGGTTTGCCCCACAACCAACGGCACTCTGCTAATGCCAGGGTGGTCTTCAACTTTGCTGTGATAACCTCGTCTTTTGCCGCTGCAAGAAGACGCGCCTCTTCAATTCTGGGTAGATACTTCTCCCAGATGCTGTCATGCCGTACGCGCCCCTCCCACGTCGAGGTATCAACGAATAACATCTCACGAGAGATGCTCTGATACCGTTCTAGTAGGATATAGGCTGAATTTGAATAGAACACGCAACCGCCGTCGTAATCGAGAGAACATGCAACGAACCACCCTACCCGCTTCTGCATCCTGGCAACACCGAATACCCAACTCGGCGGAGGATACTTCGTACGCGCCTTGCGCGCCGGCTGCTCTGTTGGGCTGTCGGCTCCGTTGTAGTGCTTCCAGATCTGTGCACTCCAGCCGATCCAAGCTGCAGGTCGAATGTGCTCGGTCTTGAACCATTCGAGTGCCTTCTTGAGACACGAGGCATACTGCGTCCTGTATGCGGCCTGACGACGGAACGCCCAACACTGACCGCCGATATAGTACTCAACTGCTGACGTGTACCAATTCGCCAGCTGCTGGAGCATCTCCGCTTCAGACAACGCCTCGTCGACATACGGTGGGTAGGGCTGCTCCCACGTGCCGATTCCAATCAGGCATGTCCGATAACGTCGCTCCCATGTTGTGTTCAGCGCTATCATTTCGCAGTTAGCGCCCCTGACACATATGCATCTAGAAAGTACATAGACCCACCCCGTAAGACCGTTCGAATGAAAGAACGCACCATACCATCGTCTAGGTCGTAGCAGTAGTAATTCGCCGGGATATACGAATATTTCTCGGCCCAGGCATGCTTCCGATCTTCGTCCGATATGAGCTCGCGCGCATCCCCTTGGCTAGTCTTACCTCGCGCGCCAATCTCGCGCGCGCCAATCGTTGTCATTCCCTTAGCTACACGCGCGTGAGCCCTTCGGGCTCTCCTATCGGGTAGGATGCTCTTGGTGGATTTGTTGGGATCCGATCCGGGCGCCGCAGGCAGGAAATACAAAACGCGCGCAGCGAAGCGGAGCGCGGTACTTTCTTCCTTCCTTCCGTTAGGAAGGATTGAAAGAAAGTTATCCGATCTGGCTGACAGATCCGTTAGGATCTGATCAGAACAGATCTGATGGTCCCATTTGATACTTTGAACGGTCCCGTTTGATTGTTCTGCTAGAACCGAGTTTTCGCTTGTTTCTCCGATGTTTTCGTACAATTCCACGATGTTTCTGTAGTTTTCTAGGGGATTATCGCTACTTTCTGTTGTTTGAACGGTCCCGTTTGATTCTTGTTTGGTACCGTTGTCATTGGCAATCACCTCTGACTCGATGGCTCGTCTTCGACGCTCTTCGTTGGTTGGCCTGCCGGCTCCTGGTCGTCGTCCGCCTCGTTTGACTTCCTTCCGATCTTCCAGCACCTTGCCTACAGACCCCGGTATCACGCACTTACCAGTTCCGGCCAGCACTTTGACTCCAGGGCATCCGTAGACCTTGCGTATCGTGTAGAATGTGTGCCTGCTATCCTTCTTGTGTATGTGACCGTTGCTTTTCACGAGACCGACTTCTCGAAGGATTGCCAGACCGCACTTCGCTTGTTTGAGACTGAGGCCAGAGTACTCGGCGATCTTGTTGAGCGTCATTGTGCTCTTGCCTGTTGTCTGCGGTCTGGATGTCGCGAGGAATACCCACACCCAAACGGCATTACGTCCGAGTAGTCCTGTGACGTAAGTGTAGGACAGCACCACCTTGCCTGTGACATGTTCTGGGGCAAACTGTCGGACGCGAGCCAGTATGTCGTCGTCACTGACTGTAACGGGGACATGCTGATAGGGCCGCGCCCATGCAACGTTAGTCTTCATGAGGCACCGTAGATTGTGTTGAGATGTGAAGGAGGTACAAAACGACTTGCGTCGCTTTGACGAACATCAGGTGGGGCCGACCAGCGCTGAAGCCTCGTGAGAGGCAAAGTAGCTTCGAACACTACGAAGAAGCTACAGAAGTCTTTACGCGGTCGGGATGACTGATGCTCGTCGAAGCGACGCAAGCAATGACATGATTGAAATGATAACACCGTGTAGTATTCCAGTCAAGGTGCCTGCTAGGTTCCCATCCCAGCAAGCAATCCCTATTCAATTTGTGGCAACTTCCCCTTTATAGCAGAGTTTTTTGCAAATCACAAGCGAAAAATAATTTATTTTTGAGGGTGCTCAAACCGGAAGATTTGCGCGAGGTCTCGGATGAAGGGCGATAGCGCGAACAGGCGTGACAAGTCTTCGGCGTCAACCTTCAACTTGTAGAGCGGCTTGTTGAATGCCTTGCTTCTCACGACGAAGTACACGACGTCAGTCTCCTCGCCGACGTGCACTTCAACATTCACCTCGGCTGCTTCCGATGCCGCATAGTCGGCTTCAGACCATCGTGAATGCTCGTAGAACTGAATCATAGCTCGTCACCTGTCACTTCTGGGATGTACTGCGTTTCAGTCGTAGATGAAACCAAGTTTCATCTGTTCGTGTGCTTGTTCATAACATCGTTCCTCCAAACCGTCTAACCACGTTAGTACGCCGCGCTTGTTGTCGAGCTCCCACACAGACAGGAGCGCCGGGAACCGTTCGAGCACGTCCACGCTCACGGCATGGAACAGCCTGTTCGCAAACTGTGAGTCAGCCAGCGAAGCCGGGTCGGGCGTTGAGGCCGAGTCAAGAAATGGGTCTCCACAATCCATCACACGACAGATCTCAACGACCCAACACGGTGCTCGGCATTCCAATGTCTGTCCATCTAATAGTAGTTTCGTTTCTGAAAAATCCGTCTTATGCACGAACCTGTAGTACCTGCGAGCATCAATGATATCGAACAAGCACTTCTCGTACGTAGTCATGTCATGGGTCATTAGAATTAGAACCTCCGCGGTGGTGGAATCTTCGGCCCGAAGGTAGCTCTCGGCACATCAGCCAACCCCTTGACCCTGGTTTCCAAATCATAGTCTGGTGGGAACCTAGACAGTGGACTACCGTACACTTCTACCCAATCAAGCAAAGCATCTCGCGGAGCCCGGAAGCGGATGCTGTCTCGGTTTTTGCTTATGCGACCGCCCGAAAACACAACCTGCGGTTCGTCCAAGCTCAACGACCACACCGTGAGCGCAACTTGCAGCCGACCGTCCGGATCCGGGCGTATGGTATCGATCACCTTCTGCAAAATATTCATAGACGCGTCTATCGGCGTTACCGAACAGATCTCCTTTGCCAGTACATTGCACAACTCGTAGATCCACACCGGAGCCCAGATACCATCAAGAACCGCAGCTTCACCTTCTGGGCCCAACCCCGAACCTGAGTCCAACCCCTTACGTACGGTTGGTTCGTACGGAATGTACCCAACATACTCAGTGATCTCTTGCATTCCCCGGTATTTGCACCTTAGATCGGGGCGTCTAAGTGGGTCAGAATGCTGCCGGATCATCAGCATCATCCTCCGAAGGCGTTTCAAGGTAACACGAAGCACACCACACTCCCGCACCCTGCCGCCACCAACATATGTCTTCGATTCGAATCGTCTGCCCACAGTTGCGGCAGATGCTCACAAACTTCGACCGAATTCGGTACCTCTCAGGCTCGCAAGGGGGATCAGGGCGCGCCTCATGCATAGACTGCTCTTGTGCCTCTCGTGCCCGACGCCTGGCTTCGTATTGAACTTCGGTTTCCTTGTACCAAGACTTGTACCAAGAATCAGCTCGCGCTTCAGCCGATCCTGGCTTAGGCCCAGATGTTGGGTGTGGAGGTGTGCCGTACTGCTCCCAATGCTCCCTCCACATTTTGTGCTCGGCCTGCTGATGCCGCTCGTACGCCTCACCAGGTGATTCTTGGTGCTCTGCTGGAGTATCGTTGAGCAGACCATGCTCGTGAATGAGCCTGCACGCTACAAGCGCAGCCGTGCGCCGCTCCTCTTCGTAAGTTGAACCTACAGCGAGAGCCAGTAACTTAAGTGCCTTGGTCTTTGCGTCATCTGTCGTCATCGCGTACATGCTCGCTTACCGATGCCAGCTCAGTCGTCTGGTACCCTTCGGTCAAGTAAGCGCGAACCCTACGTTGCGAGTGCTTCTCCAACCACTTGCACCCTGTATGTTGCCCGAGCTTGTTGTTCCGACAACACCCACGATCCCAAAAATCGAAAACCTCGAACGTGGTCTTGTCCTTCGCAACTCGCATTCCTCGTCCAATACGTTGCAACGTTGCGATAACCGAGTTATGCGTGACAGTGAAGTCCCCGAGTAGAAATCTCCCATCACCGTCAAGTGTAAAGCCGGCATAGGCCCCTATGCCCTCTTCCTCAATGCGAAAACCTATAAAATTACCTCGTTTTTTAGGGCACTCAGGTGCAGGTTTCTTTCTACTAATGCGAATTGGCAATCTCCGGCAATCGCCAACAATGAACACACGCCAATAGCTCGAACCATTTACTACCTTTTCAAACATTGTTGCATGCAACCCGAGGGAACGTGCAAGAAAGCAGATATCCTCGGACCATGCTTTTCGCTTTTGTGTAATCTCGTATCCGTGATGATGTGCAGACCCGTCGGTATCAATTAACCCTGCAAGAAATGCTAAGCGATCAGACAAATTTGATGTGAGATATGCAAATGGAAGGTGTTTCCCGTCCCCAACAACTGTGCGTAGAATCTCTAGTAATTCATTACGTATGGTTGCAGGGTTTCCGCCACGACGTGCTTTGGTAATGTGATACGCGGCAGCTTTGCTTTTGCTCCGGTCTGCTCGCAGTTTTAGCCTGTATGTTTTTGCTATCTCCAATAGCATCTGCACGATCTCTGGATCTGGTGTTGTTACACTTACAGAACGGAGGCCTTTAGTGCCGTCGCCATACCAAACACCGAGAAAATACGGGTCTAATGGAAGTTCAGGCTGAGAAGCAAACTGTACACCTGTTGTGAACAGTTGGTAATGTCGGGACGGTCTTCTTAAGTAATCTTGAATCGGGATATCAAATACTGTGTCATACGTGCCACCGGCAGGACCTGAATTCCGACGACCAAGTGTCAGTATATGCGCGGCATTGCATGTCCAGGACTGACCCTTACTCGGAACAATTCGATACATACAACCAAAACCCGTTGTTGTAGCAAGCACCTGTCGTGGTGTGCTATCTGGCCCCATAAGAAAATCACCCACACACACGTCCGCTGCACGTATCATGCGGCCGTCATAGCGAAGTACAAGAACATCTGGACCCAAACATTTACCGCCACTGCCCACAATCACGCTCTCAAGCTCGGGCACGTCGAGCCCTTCTTGGAACACAACCGAGCAGATCAACACGTCGATGGCTCCGCGCACAAGGTCACGAACACGACTCATGCGGTAGTCCGTGGAGTGGTTGCCCCAAGTGAACGCGCATCGGATGCCGGCCTTCAGCAACATCTTCTCAAGCTGCTTACCGTGCGAGATCTCCTTCACGAAAAGCAAGCACGGCTTCTTTGCAACCTTTGCACAGTCAACGATGACATTGTTCCGTGCTGAACTCCGCACGATACTCTCGCCGTACACGCCCTGCCACGTAGGCTTGTCGCTGCGCTGAGTGCAGTGCACCATGCGAATGCTCGGGCGCGCGAGCACACCTGCGTCAATGAGCGTGTCTGCTTTGATTCGGTAGATGACAGGGCCAAGTGTTGCTACTGCATAAATGCTTCTGTTGTCGTCGCGGTCGAGCGGTGTCCCCGACACTCCAACACGGTAATACGCAGACCGCGTAAGCATTGCAACTTGCAGAAAGCTCTGAGCAGGCAATGTATGACAATTATGGACTACTCGTCCCTCTGCAATATATGTTTGCGTTCTCTCAACTTCGAGATTGTAGACAATACCTCCTGGACACAGACATTCAAATTCGTCATCACAGCCTTGTTTGAAAACCTCAATATTGTCCACCCTAACAAGGCCAACATTTCGTCTTTTTTCTGGTCTAGTGATCTGCGCGAGTAGTGGGAGGGTCCGTCTACTTCTATGCCCACATGAAGATCGGCATTTGCAATGTCGATTTTGTAACATGTGGGATACCCGGAATCGCGAAGTTGCCTTGTAGGAACTGCTACCTCTGTATCCCAGCCTAACGCTGCGGCAAGTAGTATCTGTGGTATTGGTAGAGGGCGACCATTCCCTCCTTGTTGTTTGGGCTTCCACTGCATTGCGCGAAGTGTAGTGGCAACCTTTGCACGGGTTTCTTTGGATTTCATGGGATTGTGTTCTCGCATACGCTGCGAAGCCTCGGCACTGTGCTGTAGTGCTACCTGTCGAGATATAACGCTTTGTGCCTTTGCGTAACATTCGGGCGAGCAAAAGGTTGTTGGACTGCGTGCACGGCCTAGATCTTTTCGACCTTCGAATACTAGTAATTTCCCGCAATGTGAGCACGGACGCTCGACCCGTTTTCGCCGTTCTTTCCTTCGAAGCACCCTGCATTCCCTGCAATATCCGACGTAGATGTTGTGGCTTGTTACAATCCAGATCTCTGCATTGCATCGACCGCATAGGAATTGTTTGCGCATCACATATGCTTAGCACATACTTCCCGCGTGTGTAAGCCGCAGAAGTCCATCCTTCTGTAGTTAGGATCGGATGTCCTGGAGTACATACCAGATAGCGTCCATCTGCAAACCGCAGTCGAATAATGCTTGATGTACTACGACAGAAGGTCTTAGTTACTCGGCCAACTGTTGGTGTGTTAGCTGTCTCGTCATACGAAAGAACCGTGTCACCTACTGCAATCTGTTCTATTGGGATTCTCCCAATACGCGTTCCGGCTGGAAAGCACTCATCTATGATCAAACCTTGCGCCCATTCAGTGAGCAGGCGCATCGTCTTCGGGTCGTTGCGCTTCATGCCGGCATGCAATGTTTGGAACGTAGCGCACACGAACGTTGCATCGTCCGGAACGTCCCACATGCCCTCACCGATAAAACCTGCCTCCAACTTCGTGCGTAGCCCATAGCGGTCTAGCGCCTGACGTGTGAGCGTTGTTCGATGCACTACGAAGAGCCACTGACACGGCAATGCTCGCGTGAGACCCACTGCGATTTCGGTCTTGCCACTTCCAGTCGGGGCCGAAATGATCCCACGCTTCCGTTCGACAACCGCATCGACAGCCTCGCGTTGATAGTCTCGAAGCCACGCAAGGTCTGCATTCGGATCGAGCTCTGCAGGCACTACGCGGCGGTCTAGGATCTCGACAGTGTAGCCCTCCGCTTCGGCCGCACGTCGCACGGTCGGCAGAAATCCTGTGGGGAATGTGCTGGTGATAATGTTGAACAGCCGAATCTTATCGTCTGCAGCTTTGCCCGCATACGACCCTCGACGATACCTCGCCTTCGTGTCAGGGAAGGCCAAGTACGCGCAAAGCCAAGCATGCTCGTCGCTTGTTCCGCGTAGGAACTTGGTCTTGATATTGTGAACTTCAAGCCACACGCGTCAGCTCCGTTCTGGCCCTCGATATGGCTACCAACATCGGGATGTTCCCCTTGTAGTAATCGTTGAGGCTTTGCGTCTCGATGTACAGTGCCGTGCCGTCGCGCACGAACCGCAGCTTGCCAGACTGCACCATGCGATGTACTGTACTCAATGCCTTTCCTATCGCCGCAGCAACCATAGCCGCAGGCAGATAGCCTGCATCCACCATGACTTCATTCGTGCCTTTCATGGGTTACCTCCGTCCTCGGCGAGGACTCGAAGGAGTACTTCGCCCAACAACTCTTCTTTGCCCGCCTGTTTCTTGAGTTCTTTCTTGGCAGCCATCATCCCCTTACGGGTCATGAACGACACTTCCAAGATCCATTCCTTGTCTGGCTTCTCGGGCGAATCGTCAGATGCCTCGGGAGGAATCTCAACTTCTTCGGCCTTTGTTGCAGCTAATAGGTCTGCGATCTCGGCCTCACCGAAGCCTGTGACGAGCAGGTCTCCTACCGGCCATCCAGCTGCGAGGAGCTCGACCAATCCGTCAGCAACACGAGACAAGTCGAGCTCGCCCCGCATGCGGTTCATTCCAATCTGCACGGCGATTGCAGAGTCCGCCGTGCAGTCATCGATGACGACACACGGAACCTTTGTCATGCCCGCCATACCTGCTGCGCGGGCACGGTGTACGCCATCAACGATCTCGTAATAGTTATCATCGACCGGACGCACGACAATTGGTTGGAGAAACCCAACCTTCTTGACAGCTTTCACTAGCCGTTCGAACATTGCTTTTGGCATTACATTCGGATTGCTCTTCGGCTCGTGTATCGAGCTGAGTGCGATCCACTGAATCTGGTAGTTGTCTCTCATGTCCTTGCAATACCATCACAGCTTGCGACTGTCCAGAAGGTTGCGGCACTTGCGGTCGTTTCGTAATCGGTCTCGCAGCCGCTCTACAGCTCGGTACACCTCGAAGTACGTCATACGATGTTCGCGTGCAACATCACCAACAGGTCTATCCCCGAGTACCACTTGTAACGCGGCAGTCTCTCGCCCTAATGCACGCACCCGTTCGCGAACTTCGTGTGCGAACTGCGCTTCGTCAAGTAACTCTTCAGGCGTTCGGTACGGACTGATGACATTCTCGGGTGGCAGACGAAAGTGACAACAGTTCTGGCTAGGATGACTACGTCCTGCGGAGGTACAAGCACGCTGATCCCATGCTTCGCGTACGCACGCATTCACTACAGCTTGTCGTGCGTATGCCGGGAATGCTTCCCAGCGATCTTCATCCAGGTTCTTATACGCCTGCCAGAGCGCGATGGTAGCCTCTTGCTTCAAATCGTCGATGTCAGAGTACGTTCGCCGCGCAACATTGAACGCAACTCCGCGTACAAATTCAAGATCCATCTTCGACTCTCCACGTGTAGAACGTTCCACTTAGGGACTTCCACGCAAGACGCTTCTCGCCCCGATAATTGATGACGTGATATCCTTGCTTGTTGAGGCTGACGGGTAGTGACATGCGGTCCTCCAAACGCTCCCGCATACTCTTGCCGTAGAACCCTATGTCTGCAGTCTTGTCCTCGGTAGCGAGTTGCTTCCCCAATGCGTAGGCAACCCCGAGCCTGAACGTTTTGATGTTTGTTGTCATAGCAGATAGTACATTTCTGATGGAGATTGCCACACCAAGACTCGGCGTCCATCATGCATGATTGTCCTGAATCCAATCAGGTTTAGTCGTTGGATTAGGCTCATTCGTGACTTGGCATATCGCGCTGCATACGTCTTTGCAGTGCCGTGAAGGTCTGCACCGGACCATTGTTGATGTCCAGAGCAGAGTCCTTGCTGATAGCAGCCTCGTGCTCGCGTAGCAGCAACAGACCGTAGTTTCCCTATAAACCGTCGTGATGCTTGAATCACTTGCATGTTGAGAGCATTGATTGCTCTGTTGTCTCGTAATGTTCGCCATCGCGTGTACGAGATGACCCCGATACGCCGTGCAGCTGTACGGAGTGCAACACTACGCTTCTCACCGGCAATGTGTGCTAGCATTGCAACGGTATGCTCTTCGATGTTCTTTGCTTTGAGTACCTGCTCGCAAAACACATCGTACTCAGGACAATGAGCGCTAGAAATCGCATGATGTTCGTGCTTACGCCATCGCATGTTACATGTCCACGTCTGCAAGTGCCGCTAGCGTCGAGTCGCCTGCAAGGATTGCAGCGCTGACCGCAGCCTGCGCCGAGCCGATCCTCGCGCGGATGTCTTCGAGCTTGGACCCGAGGAGCGTCTCATAGCGCTCCAACTTGACTTGCATCTCTTCGACCCGGATCCGACGGGTCTCAAGTGCCTTCTCGCCGAGCCCGCTTGACATCTCCTTGTCGAGCAGGTCGAGCGCGGTTTGCAAGTCTGCAGTCAATCCATCGATGATAGCTCTGACCGCACCTGCCGACTTCATCGTCGGCATATCGTACAAGATATGCCGTGCGCCCGCCGACGCGAGTACTCGGACAAGTCGTTCCCATTTGGCAAGCGCCCAAGGAGGCAGGTAGTAGATGCCTCCGGTTCCTCGAAGTGCAATGCCTCCTAGTTCCCCGACATAGCTCGAAAGCCAAGAACTCACGCGTGCCGGGTCGATTTCCCAAAGGAGAGCGTCGTAGCTCTCCTGAATCTCTCGCCGCAGAGTCCAGTCTCCGTCCATCGAGAGCGTGCCTGCAATGGTGACCTTTGCCTTCACCACTGCCGGAGAGTAGTCCAGGTCGCTCTTGTCTTCGAGCATGTGTTCGTCCTTGATCGCCCAACCCCCATCGAGGGGTCTGACAATTCGGTTCCGCGCCTTGTGCTCCATCATCGCGGCACGCAAAGCCGCAGCCGGAGACGGGGGGACCGGCAGTTCCTTCTCGTCCTGGCCTTCCGCGACCCATGCCGCGCGAAGCCTGTCAAGATCGATACTGCCCGACAGGGTCCACCACACGGTAGCCCCTGCGCCCGAAGCGTCTACCACGCCGATGTAATCTTGGTGCTCGTTCATTTGCTGTCCTCCTCCACCCTGACAACGTCACCCCATGGGGGCTGTTTCACGTAGCTTCCGACCAGTACCCATATGACATGGGTCCATCCGGGCTTCTCCGGGTAGCGTCCATCGCCATCCGTCATGTAGATGACGATCTCAGGCTGCGGGTGCTCCTTCTCCAGGAGCTCGAACACTGGCCTGAAGTTCGTACCGCCACCACCTTTTAGTAGTGCCGGAACGTCCTCGATGCGAGTCACTCGCCCGATGGCGTTGACGTGAGCATCACACGAGACAAGTTCGAGAGGGCATCGCATCGCCTGCAGAATGCCCCGTACCTCACGCAATGCAGCCACGAGATCGTCACCACCCATCGAGCCTGATGTGTCGATGGCAACAACGATCTTGGGGCTCGGAGCGCGCATTCTCGGAAGCACGCCTTTCCCTGCTCCGTATCCGAGTCCAGCCTGACGCCGACTCGGGCCATCGAACCGATAGACTTGCGCGCCAGAGCGGAACGTCACCGCTTGGCGTGCGAGGTGCTGCAGCTTCGTGCGCCAAGGAACCTTCGGCGGAGCCAAGGTCATCATGGCCCATCGAGCTAGCTCGCCGGGAAGTTCGCCTTTGCCCGACTGTGCTGCAGCCTTTGCGGCTTCAGCGACTGCCCTACGCACGCGCGCGCATTGCGCAGGAGTACGGTTGAGTGGTGAGTCCTTGTCCGGTTCTCCTTTCGAAGGATTGCTAGCTGCGGAACCGCACTTGCCCTGAGTAACCTTCTCGGGCTCTCCAGCCTTGGAGTCATCCGCACTACGATCCGAACTAGAATCGCCTTGACCCTTGCCCGGATCGGACTGCGCTTGACCTTGCTGCGGCTTTCCAGGACCAGACTTGCTAGACTGTTGCTGTCGTTGTGTCAGCCGAGCGTAGTAGCCCTCAGCGGTCTCGCCTGAGGGCCACCCGAACAACTCTGGGCGATACGCATCCGCAGGCAGAGAGAACACGGCAGTCACTGCCGGATAGATCGACAAGTCCGCCGCGGTATTCCACATGTCGGGGTCGCGATCGCCGAGCCGTGCGTGATGGTCGAGCATCCAATGTAGAAGCTCGTGGTAGACCACTCCAGCCGCTTCCTGCGGCTTGAGGTCCTTGACAAATTCGGGGTTCCAGACCAGAACCCCACGCTCGGACATCGCCATCGTATCGACTTCGGCCGACTCGATGGCGACGCATCCCGTAAGCGCCGAGCGCATATACGGGAGCTTGGTCGCTACCAAGTGGCGTGCGACCCCGAATAGTTCAGCAGGTGTCACTTGACCCCCGCTGTTACTGCCGGATTGATGACCTTGAGAACGGGTTGTGCCTCGGGGCACTTGTGAAGTCCTGCCTTGACCAATCGCGCCGCGAACGGCACGACGATGTCAGCCGCAGTCACACCGACAGCGGAAAGGATCGACCACACGCATGCGCTACGCGTGAGCCGCGCGGCTTTCTCAGCCGCAGACTCAGTCGCGGGTGCTGCTAGCATCGCCGTGCACCCTTGAAGCACAGCATACGCTCGGTCGAGCCGATGAGGCTCAACCTGATACTTGACCTTCCCGTCGAGCACGTCGGCCGGGTCGGGGAGATCCGCCTGTTCGGCCCACGTGAACCAAGACGCTGCAGCCTGGTTGCCTATGAAGCTCTCCACGAGCGCTTCGCGCCCGACCGCTTCTAGCCCGTGCAGACGTGCACTCGCGTCTGCTCTCATGGCATAGTCCCACGTTCTCAACGACGGCCAAGGACCGCTTCCACGTGGGTCATCCACGGGAAATGGTCTCTCGCGCATCTCAGGATCGGTCCTGAGAAACGCGGTCGCCGATGCGACGCTTCGGCCGAAGTAGCTCGGCCATTGAAGCAGGACCCTGCTCTCTTCTGCGGCAGGATCCTTCGATGTGAGAGTCGTTTCGCTCACCTGAGACATCATGTGTTCGGACCAGTCGTCGAGGCTCGGAGCCTCCCACTTCAGATGACCGATCCGGTTTGCGACTGGCGCCGCCAGGGTGAAGCCTCGCACGACGTCGGGAGGGTTGCACGCGCCGATGACGCGTACTCCACCAGGGAGCTGATGCGAGCCGATGACACGCTCTGATAACAGCGCCATCAGTGCGTGCTGCAATAGCTCGCCAGCTGTCGTGAGCTCGTCTACAAGGATGAGCCCGCGACCTTGACTGACGAAACGGTCTGTCCAATCAGGACGTGGATAGGTCACCCTGCCAGCCCCGTCAGGGACTGGCACGACCCCGAAGGCTCCCTCGCCGCGTGCTCCCACGGCAAGACCTTCAAAGGGCAGTCCCCAAGATGCCGCAAGCTGCGCGAGCTTGCGCGTCTTGGCACTCCCCGGCATCCCGGTGAACACCACCGGGAGTCCCCACGCCCCATGGCCCATAGGAGTGAAGAGTATTGTGCTGAGGAGGTTGTTCACGGCATCCTCCGCAATGCCAGTTCTGCTCGGCACTTGCAGCATGCTTTGGAGGCGCACTTACGCCTTTCAAGCTCCAGAATCTCGCCACCCATACCGGACGCTTCTGTGATAGGGTCTTCCTCGAAGCCGCTCGCTTCGAGAATCTCGACGAGGCATCCGTCCTCCGGAACCGGCTGGTCGTCGATGTCAGCAAACTTGCCGCAGTACCTGCAGGCGAGAATCCCTTGGATGTCGATATAGACGTGATTGCAGCTACACGGCCTCATGAATGATTCGCCTCCGTCCCTGTTTTCCGTCCCTATTTTCCGTCCCTAGTGCTTGGAGGGCCGTATCAGGTACTCTCCACGCAAGTGCCGTTGTTCAAGCGGCGAGCTTGAGGTCTCTGATAGACAAGACAAAGCTCTCTCCGAGAGGACTCTTGATGAGAGCGCGCCCCCCACCAATCTTGTCCACTGTGAATGCGATATCGGGAATCAAGGCCTCGAAATTGTCCGGCTTACGGAGCCTGACTTTGCTACCGACAACAAGAGTCGAGCTGACCTTGGTGTTGCCTGTAGTTGTGGGCTTCTTTACCCAAGCTGCAGCTCCACCAAACTTTGCTACCGACAACAAGAGTCGCGCCTCAGCTCCCTTGATCTCGGTCAAAACTGCGTTTGCATCACTGGGGTATTCGGTGGTGTAAGCTGCCAAAAATCGCGCTGCTACGTGCAGGCTTCGAATGGCTACGTTCAAGCTACGGAAGGCTCGCTCGTGAGAGGCGCCTCGGCTGCGCTTCCGGTTCTTGGTCTCTGCAGGAGCTGCAGGAGAGGCTGCAAGCGTCTCTGCCCCTGTCGGGGGCAGTTGGGCCGAGGAATCGCTCTGGCCCGCCTGCTCCTCCGTTGCGTCGGTTTGCGGCTCGTCCGCTTCAGCGATGGCTGCATGCTTGGTGGTGGTTATGGATTTGCTGGATTTCTTTGCCATGGTATCGACTCCTTGTGTTGAGGGCATATGCCCTGATTGCCTGTTCATGATTCCGCCTTTGGCCGAAGCGTCTCTAGCGCTACTACTGCGACCCCTTGTGCGTCCAGAGAACATACCATCCGTTGTCCTCTGGGCCTCGGTACTGGACCTGTCCTTTGTTGCAGTATGTGGTCTTCATCGCAGCTCTCAGGCGTGCAATGGCACCGCTGATTGACTTGGCTCTGCATCGCACGAAGTATCCTCCGCCGAGTGCCGCCGTGCCCCCGATTACCAGACGAAACTTTGGTTCTGTGTTCATCTTCGTCTCCTTGTTCCCTGCCGCCTACTAGCATGTATTGCAAAGATTGCGCCGCTCGCGGACGACGCAAATACGCGAAGTTGCACCGAGACCTGCAATCGTCACCTTTCAGCTCGGAGCCGAGAACTCGGAACGTCACTTCGGGCAATTTGATTATTTTGGCTAGAACATACGAATCTTGCTGGTGCAAGTTACGGAATCTATGCAACTTTTGGAATCATTGCAAGACTGAACCGCAGGTATCGGTGACTTTTCGATGTTGAACGAAAATACCCCTATGACACAAGCGGTCACCACCGCAGACCTGCACCGCGCTGCGTAGCGTCAAAAAAGAACACAATGTGTTTGCAATCCCTGCAATCTATGCTATACACGCACTATGGGACTTGTGCTTGGTATCGATCCTGGATTTGCGTCCGTCGGATACGCACTAGTGGAAGTGCGTCCAACTGACGAACGGCTCGTACGAATAGGTGTGATCGCAACAAAGAAGGTCGATGCGAAACGTGCCGTCTATGCAGCCGACGATAACTTCCGTCGAGGACGCGAGATCGCAAAGGCCTTGTCCGAGCTGGTTGCCGGCAACAAAGTTCTCGCAATCTGCGCCGAATCCATGAGCTTTCCGCGTAACGCCTCAGCCGCGGCGAAAGTCGCTATGTGTTGGGGAGTTCTTGCGGCGCTGTCAGAATCTCAAGGGATCCCGCTAGTACAGGTCTCCCCCCAAGAGGTCAAGAAACAGACGTGTGGCGTTACTGTAGCCTCGAAATTGGATGTACTCAAAGCCGTACGAACACGCTACCCAACATTCGATTCGTTGTGCACCGAGGCGGCAGTTACGGCTACGCACCTCGAACACCCAACCGATGCCGTCGCAACCGTAGTAGCCTCCCTCAACGGCGACGTTCTGCGATTGATACGGACTACGGCATCTAGGAGTTGATAATGCGTGACACCAATTACGGATTCTGCATGTGGTTCGGCTTCATGAGCGTCATCTACCGAGAAGTGCATCTGAAAGGTACGAACGACCTGACGTGGCTAGTTGACATCTGGAATGGACTACCAGACCACGAACAAGAACGATGGCTCCTGCTTTCGGGCAAGGCCCTAAACGCTCAAATTCAAACAATGCCAAAAAACGAGGATACCCAATGCCAAATCCAGCCGTAGTATGGACCCCCGTCACTGCAGCTTTGAGAGAATTCTCAACAGCTTCTCGTATCGTGTTGGCCCTACCAGCCTACGAGGAACGACACTCATGGTATCGTACAGACAAAGGTGTGTTCGTGAATGACCCCGAACCTAAAAGGTCAAAAGGCAAACCAGTCACAGTACAACGCATCAAAGACCAGTTCGGCAAGGAACTACAAGTAGCCTCAGCACAATTCGGTGTAGACGTTCGCGTGATAGCTGCCGTTTGTGCGACCGAGAGCCGAGGACAGCTCATCGCTGAGCGGTACGAAGCAGGTCTCCACGACTGGTCGTACGGCCCAATGCAAATTCTCACGAAAACTGCAGAAAGTCTTGCGAAAACTCATACCCAACTTCGAACACCTACGAATGGAAGGTGGCAAGATATCTTGTGTACCTCCACATACGCGTTTCAGTACGGTGCCGCGTACCTTGCAACCGCGAAAAATATGCTAAGCATCGATGACGATCCTATTTTGCTGTATGCAGTCTATAATGCTGGCGGGTTGTACGCCTCAACAGACAACCTTTGGGGGCTTCGAGTTTACGGGAACGGGCTAGACCGCATGGCGGCGTGGTACGGTGACGCTTGCGAGGTCTTTAGCGGCGCTTGAGCTTGAGGCGAAGCGTAAAGTAAACAGCCAACCACGCAAGCCCGCATGCCAGAAACGGTGCAAGCAAGATGCAGATCAGGGACTGCACTGCGATTCGATTTCCGAGCATGTTTTGATATTCACGAGGCACGACGTGTTCCAATCGACGCCGTTCTTGTGATCGTACTCGCACATTTCAGTGCAGATAACCGACGCGTCGCCAACTTGAATCGGTTGGGCCTCTTCACACGGGCCACCGTCGGGACCGACCGACTGCATCTTCGCACATGCCTTCCCGCAAAGACTGCTATCGACAGGTCGAATGACCGGCTCGGGCTCCTGCTTTGACTTGGGCCCGCATGCGAGCAGTAATGCTAGCAACCACAGCGTTACTTTCTTGGAGCACATTGCTTGGCTAGCTCCTCTCCCCCTGCGTCGCAGATACGGTCGAGCATCGCTCCGTAGTCTGGGCGGTATAGCTTGGGGTCTACATAAGGTATTGCTGTCGAAGAACACGGTTTAGCCCCCAACGACTCAGCCGGTACAAGTACCTTCCCACCGTCTGGCCCTTGCACTGCAAACACCACGCATGCGTTATCAACAAGGTCGATGATCTGACATGCGGGCTTCACCGTCGAACAGGATCCAGTTAGACCGAAGATGATTGCTGTTACACCGAACACGAATGCAAGAGCATGCCACAACTTCATAGTGACCCCTTCGAGATGACCCAGAACCCACTCATGTTTGGGTTGGCGATGTAGTCTGCATGAAGCCAACAATACCCGTTGTTGCCCCAATACTTGGACCACGAATTGCGCACCTTGAATGCTTGGAGCTTTGGGTTCCACCCACAGATAACCATCGCGTGCCCGCCCAGAATCTCGCCTTGTGGGTACCCTAGTACCTTAGAGCCCCCAGCGTAATCCTGGAACTCGACGCCGATAGGACCACCGAAGATGACAGGTAGCTTCGATCCAAGCGCTACGCGTACGAGCGAAGCACGACGATTCCCTGCTTCTCCAATGCCATAGTACGAGAGACACATATGACGTTTTGCTTCTCTATAGGCTTTCAACGACGGCCGTCGCGTTGCGTTCTCTGGGGCGTACGGCCACTCAGTCTCAGTTGGAACCCCGAATCTCGCTATTGAATCTACGACGAGCCGGTTGTGACACCCCGACGCAGCATTACTACCCTGCGGAGGATCCATCATCTGCCGTCCGTTGTACCAAAGAAACATGCGACTCGCGTCTGGTGTTGAGTCGATAGCCTCTTGCAGAGGCAGCTCTGCCCCGACCTTCTCGACAACCGTCACGGCTTCGAGCGTATCGGCTCCAGCGTTTGCCGTGCATGACGGGAATTGCATCTGGTCGGAAACAGGTCGGAAGTATACCTCCAGGTCCATCTCCAGGTTGGTGAGTGCCGCCGCTGTAACACTTGACACCGTCTTGGTTGCCGAGAACATCCAGTCCTTCTTGTCTGGTGGGTCTGGTTGCCATCCCATCGGGGGAAGATTGACTCGAACTTGCGTAGCGTTCCTCAGTACGATCATTTTGCGCCTCCTATTGCTTGCGTCGCCCGATGTGTCGCAACATTCACCCAGTACGTAGTCGTAGCCCCCAAAATACACATGATGATACCTACGATAATAGAAATCCAGTACTTACGCCACGAAGTTTTTGTCACACGAACCACATGCAGCTGTTTCTTGTACTCGTCGACTTGTGACTTTAGATCTTGGATCATGTGAATCTTGGAGATCTCAGACATATCTTCGACCTTACGTTCTATCCGTTCGTCGCCTTCTTCCAACTTGTCGATGCGACGATCTACATGGTGATGTCGAATATCACAGTTAGCCTGAAGGTCCCTTCGTTGTTCGGCTAGCCGATTCCACATGGCTTGGATGGAATCTTTCATCTGTCCATCCAACGCTACTATCTGATTGGCGATCTCACGACTGGACAGTAAAATCTTGTTGAACATCGAAGCAGTGTCGCTTTGGTAATGTTCGACAGTTGCCATACGATTCTCCAAGCGTTCGATGTCTTTAGCTACCC